TTCCTTATCCTCTAACCATAAGATCATATCCTGTGCACTTTTACGCATTAATGATCTAAAATTAGATTCTCTTAACCAGTACTGAAGATCTTTATCTCTGTTATCAGCATACTCAAGACTATTACAATCTTGTGCTAGCTGCCACATCAAATGCAGATTTTTAGTATAGTCTATAGTTGGAACTATTTTAAGGGCTAAAGCCTTATCATCTCTGTATGAATTAAGCTGTGCTTTTAAATCAGCCAGCAAAGTTTCATCAAGTGTCAAAAGATTAGCAGATGAATGTAATACTGTCTCAGGATCAACAACAGTTAAATCTGTTGTATCTATAAGGTGAGCTAAATTAATAGCCATACCTGTAAGCATCCAGACATCATATAAACTATCATTCATATCTATATCATAGTATCTTACACGATCTGTAATCTGATCTGTTACTATACATTCTAAACCTGAATCAGCTATAGCTTTAAGAACACCAGTTCTATTGCTATCACCTAAAGTAGTTTCATAATTCCACAACTTATTCATCATAACTGTAGAAGGAATTCTTTCAGCATTCTGAAGTTTATATGTACTTATATCCTCATGACCTATAACTAGATCAGCTAATTCATAATTATTTGTAACAGTTATACCATGCTCTTTGAGAGCAGCTTTCAATCTATCTTGTGATACATTACACTTTGGTAGTATGAAAGCTTTCTTTTTGGTTCTAAAAGTTTGTCCATCTTCTGTAGGGACAGTTAATATACTGTGTATTTTATTATATGTTGTTTCATCTTGAGTGCATAATACTTTACTAATACTCATGGAGTTAGAAACCAACCCGTAAAACGGGTCAGCTTCTAGTCCAAAGTATTTTAAAGCATCTGCATCAAAATCTTGATATACGGATTTTGTAGCCATATTACTTCATTGTCATTTTAACAATCTCAGGGATCATCATTAATTTGTTAAACTTCTTTTTATTACCATTAAATATTGTACGTACAATTAAATACTTAAGATCATTTGTAAAATAATCTGCGGTACATAATGTCTTCAATCTATCAGTAATTTTCTGGTTGATAGTATTATCTTGAGAATATACTACAGAATAATTACCAAGTCTTGTAGCTAATGTAGATGCAATATCTGCACGGTATGTGTCATCCTTACCTACACAAGATCTTAATTCATTAAGAATGTATTGCTCATTGTCATGAGTCAATAGATCTTTTGGTGTAACAAGTTTATCAAGCTTATTATTAATAAAGGTTGTAAACATAGAAGCAAACGCATCACCAACACTACCTTCACCAATCATCTGAATCATGCTAAGGTTGTCCTCAAATGATTCAAAGCTTGATATAGAGTTAAAGAATGTAGTAATAGACCTAGCATTAGTTTCTTGTGTTACAAGTTCTGGATGAAGTAACAAGAAGTTAATACATCTAGTATCAATACCTGCACCTTCTGCCCATTGAGCCCATACATTAACATCAAACTTTAAGTTAGCTGTTACATATCTAGTCTTCTGAGCTGAGTCAATACTATTAACCATATAGTCTCCATTGTCTGGGTTTGCTGTCAATATGATATGCCAATCTTTAGGTAGTGCCCATGAAATATAGGTTTGTCTATCAATCAATTCCATAACCGCTTGAATAAACCTAGTATCAGCACGGTTCCAGTCATCTAATAATAGAATACCACCATCTTTCTTGTCAGCAATCCATTCTGGTGCACAGTAAGACATTCTATTCTTACCTGTCATCTTGTATCCATTCTTAAGATACTCTTGTACAGCAAGCTCATCAACCCATTGACCAACCTTTTTGGTGATGGTTTGATTCATATTTGCTAAACTAGCACCTGCAGCTCTTTGTGCTGCTGTAACCATAGCCACATCATTTGTGGTTTTTGGTTTACTAATTACTTTTTCTTTATACATCTGGAACTGTCTTACAGGAAACCCTACAAGATCACCCAGCTCTTCTATCTGTGCTAAATTAAGTTTTACAAAGTTCAGGTTATTATCTTGTGCAAGCTCTACTATAGTAGAAGTCTTACCAATACCTGATTCACCTACAACTTCTACAGATACCGGTCCTTTACCATTATCTTGTAAAAATCTATTATTACTAATAATGTGATTTACAAATCCTTTTAGTTCAGTTACATTTAAATTTACTTGTGCCATTTCTTTTTATTAATTAAGTTGAATTTTCTTTCCTGGTAACTCTTCATTTATTCTGCAGTTAGAACTGTGTACCCATAATGTATTATTAGGACAGTTCTCTGGAGAATAAGCCTCACCATCTGTTAAATATATAAGAGCAGTATATTGCCCTTTCTTTTCATTGTAGTGGTCTATTACTGGTTGGAAGCTTGTTCCACCACGACCATGTATTTCCCAATCTTTCTTTGGATTAAATTCTTTTACACTATTTATCTGTGTGTCACATTGAACTACTGTAATTTTATGCCCTGTTTTGTGCATATGTGTAAGCTCTGAGAAAAACTCTCTAAGCTCATCATTATTTACAGATCCACTTGTGTCAACACCAACACATATATGATTCTTGAATTTAATCTTAAGACCCGGGTTAGCTGCATAACGTTTATTGTACTTACGCCTCAGCTTCTTTGTATAAACTATACTAGAGTTACCAATAAATCTTCTAAGATATGCTTTCCAATCAAACTTTGCAGGTTCAATATGTAACAGCCTATCTATAAGATCTTTTAACTCTCCCGGTATATTACCACACTTCTTTATGGTCTGTTCAGCTGATTCTTTTAACTGATGCTCAATTTGTTTTTGCATTAGTTTTTTATCAGCTTCAGGTAAATCACTAAAATCATCCCAAGTACCGTGACAATAAGGTGACGTACCATCCATTTTATTCATCAGACTATCTAGAGACGGAGAAGTTCCATCCTGTTGTGCCTGCTCTAACAATTTATAGTATTCACTTGTCCCTGCTTTCTTTGGAAGATTTAGTTCAGGAAAACTTGATAATAATAAACCACCCTCCGGCAGTTTACTTTCCAGTATGTACTGGTTGATCTCTAAATCAGCAGCTATATTAAATAACTTTTTATCTGGATAAAGATCTCTACTAATTAAATGGCCAAATGCAATATGCAATAGCTCATGCTTTATTAGACCATATCTATGATCTTCACTGAGGTTAATATAAAACTCAGGATTTATACTCAATTGCACACCAATATTATTTTTACTTACACCTGCAGTAGGCAGTTGCATGCTATATTTTTTATTGATACCAATTAAAAAGAGCCCGTAAAAGGGCTCTGCAAATATTAAACTCTTGGTTGTCCTAGCAACCTGGTCCTGTACGTTAATCATAATCTTTTAATTTTCTGAGTATTTCATAATATGCTCCATCTAATTTATTTTTATCTATATATGCATAGATTCTAGATGTTTTGAAAGAACCTAATTTAAACTTATGCTTTACAGCAATACAAAAATTATATCTCTTATCAAACACTAAAGCCTTTGCCATAAGTTGATCTAATAGTTTTTTATCAGCATAGTTAGCATTATTGTATAACTCACATGCTAAAGCTTGATCTTCAGGTAACCCTGAGAACATTTCCTTATACTTAAAAAACTCATCTAATGTTATTATTCTATAGTTCTTCATCCTCTATAATTAACTCTATCCATACTCCCGGATTCTTCTTGTCATAAGAATATTCTTCAAAGGCAGGTATGATAAATTCTGCATTATCATCTTCTATCCACCCATGTTTAACCATATCATCTTGCACTGTCTGTGCAGGATTAATATAATCAAACTTATGGCGGCTACCTCTTATGAATTCAAAAGACACTTTTATAGGTAGTTCTTGCTTCTCTACTTCTTTTTTAAAATCTTCTGCATACTTTGCATAAAATTCTTTTGTAGCCTTTCTGTAATTCATTACAGCTTTACTTGCAATAAAGTATTTACCTGTCCAACGTCTTCCATTCTTACTGCTAGGAACATTACCTGGTATGAACCATCTACGCTTTGTCATAGTTTTTTATTAATGGTTTCTTTTAATAATGGTTTTAGCATTGCATGAACTTTATCAAACCCATGTTCTTTCATAGCATCTGATACATCTTTACATATAGTTGGATATACACCATGTATACCATATACATCATGATATCTTTCTATAGCATGCTTACCTGCTTCATCATTATCAAATAAAGTAATCACACTCTTATATTTCTTTTTAAGATTGGCAATTATATGAGGTTTAATCATAGTATTCTCTGAGTCAGGGCTAATAACTTCTATGTTATAACCCATACCTTTTAAACACATTGCATCTTTAAGAGAAGAGCATATTACTAAATATGGTTGATCATACTTAAGCTGATCAATTCCTTGGATATAATTTTTAACTTTATGAAACTTATGTTTTTTACTATGGGGCTGGTATATCTTATATACTTCACCATTTTTATCAAAGTAACCATAGCAATGCTTGCTTCCTATCTTTAAAGATTCTATCTCAGTACCTTCTTCTTTTATCATATTAAAGTACTCAATTGGTTTTACATTATATGTATCCAACATAGTCTTACCTATTCTAAAAGAAAGCCAATACTCACTGTCATCAGAGTTCCAATCTCTGTACTTGATAAAGTCAATTTCCCACTTGGCTTTTGGCACAAATGTTATATCAGTTTTACCATGTTCTTTTATATATCTATTATAGTCTGTTATGATTCTTCTAGTAGCCTGCGGATAACCTAAGTTAAACATTAACTCTACAAGATCAGTTTTATTACCACCTCTACCTGTTGAAAAGTCTTTGAACTTATACTGCATTATGGATTTATCCACATAAATACAAAAGCTTGGAGTCCTTTCATTAGGATTAAATATAGATTTAATCTTTATGTCTTGACCTGTAAGCTGTTCAGGAAGATCTAAGTAATATTGGAAGACCCAATAGCTTGGTACATCTTTTTCACTAAGTATTATATTTTTTGTGCTGAACATGATCCAAATATATTAAAAAGAAATGGGCCCAGCATTACACTGAGCCCACTCTTTTGGTTTATATTACAGATCAAAATCACTACCTGCTGTTACCGCTGGTTCAAAATTACCTGTAGTAGCTGTCTCCTTTTTTACATATGGTCTGAAATGATTTGTGTTATTTCTATCAAATGTTAGAAGATTAGAGTTTTCTTTATCTACTGCTTCTAAAGGCACACCATTCTTGCTTCTCTTAGGTAAGAACAAATCATTATTTACATAACCTTCTTTGTTTTCCCACTCACGTGCACCTAAGCATGCATTAATATAACCTGTGTTAGAGCATACTTTTGCAGCCTTAATCATAAAGTCTTCAATTGTATTAGCCTCAATAGCATCTAATTCATCTCTTTTGTTTACTACTTCAGAAAGGAATACCATAGCTTTCAATACTTCTGTATCTCTACTAATCTCATTTCCGTTTTGTAAAACAGCATCCTTAAATGGATATGGTGAGAATCTCACTCTACCAACTTGACCTTCATAACGTGGTCCATCTGGATTATTCATATCTTTTAAGAAACCATTGAACTCACCTGTTACAGGCTCAGACTCTATGTGTAGAGTAATATTATACGCCTCACTGTCATAAGGTGTTTGATCAAATGTAATAGAATTGATTTTTACTTTGTGGTTACCCACTCCAATAACTGGTTTAATGCTGCCTGATCCAGCAGACATGTCTTTAGTACTTAACATAATTTACTTTTTTTAATAATTAATTATTTATTGTATTCTTCAATACAATCTTTTACAAGTTGTAGGTCATTTGGGATAAACTTATCCTCAAACATACCCATAGGTGATTTACATGTGTTCTCTCCATTGTTTTGTGTTTCAAAACCATATTCAAGTTCACCATCATCATTTTTATTTACCTTACCAAAAAGGACAATTGAAAACAGACCTTCTAAAGTTAATGTATTGTCAATCATTTTGCCAATAGTTTTAGCTTTAACTTTTCTATTTCCGTTTATATCAGTTGAATCTTCTGAATGTGTCAAAAAGAATACTGTTAGGTCATCTCTTAAGTCTTTAGGAAGCTTTGCAACCATTGCTAAGTTAGCTGCAATCTGTGTAAACTTATCATAACCCTTCTCATTGGCTCTATCAAAATACTCAAAAGAACTCATATATTGCCAATCATCTACAACTAATGTTTTAATGTTAGGCATATTTTTATCTACATGTTGTATAGCTTTAACTATACCAGCTGAAGAAGATGCAGATGTTAAATTACCATCTTTATTTTCTTTACTGATCTGTGTATACTTGCTTTTCCAACCTTTAAAAGGCAAAGGTTTATTAGCAATATTTATAATGAAAGTCTCTTTAGGATCTAATGTTCTGATTGAGGTAGACTTTCCTGTACCTGAATCTGCAATTACCAATACGCTTTGTGCCATATTACTTTTCTTTGATTACTGTTATTAATTTATTTAATGTTGCATTTATTTCTGATAATGCGTTTATCAGTTCTGCAGAGGTGAGGGAGGGAGCAGTCAGAGTAGTATCATCTGGATTTGGCAAATCTGGATTAGCAAAATCTATAATTGCTTTACCCCTGCTTGTTACATCATTGATAATCTTTAGCTCACTCACCGGTATAATATGTCTCTGAAATCCTGAGTTACTTGTAATCATTTCATATTCTTCTTTCCAATGTGGATTGTTCTTATGATAGTATAGTGTTCTCTTAGGATCTTCAGTGTCATAATCTATAGATACAAATTCTGTATATATATCTTCACCTTTTTCTAGTTCACTTGGAAAAAATGATACATGTAGTTCATCTTTGCCAGAAGGTCTATAGGCCATCTTAGGAATATATAATGCATTAATTATCCCTTCTGTTTGGAAATAATCTTCATGCTCTTCTCTGAGGGCTGCTACCTTTTCTTTTCTTTGTTGAGGTGTTAGTCCCATTTTCTTTTTATTATTTAAGTTCTTAGTATTTATCATCTGCGTTCTTGTTGATTAGGTGTTGGCATTTCTTCTATTTGCATTTGTTCAAACTTTGCTCTAAAGAAACTCATTCTTGCATCACCATTTCTGGCTTTCAAAAAGTGTAACACCAAAGTTCTATCATTTTCTATTATGTATCTATCAGGACCATAGTATCTAATCTTCTGCTTTGCTGGCCTGTTAATACCTATTAAAGTATCAGCATGCTGTAGCATTGCATCTGAGCCAAATATATCTGACTCTAATATATAGTTACCATACTTACCATCTATAGCTCTATCCGGGTTATCTATATTCCTATTCAATTGTGATAGGCATATAAATAAACAAGGATAGTCCCTTTTACATTGTGTAAAGAACTCACCCAATTCAAATAGCATATCTAATGTACTATTCTGATAAGGTGCTCTTTTTACTAACATACTATGATCTAATGTAATTATAGTAGGTATACCTTTATGATGTGTCATATACTGATCTATTTGATCACGCATTTGATTTACAGTCATAGGTGTACTTATTATATCTACAGGATATTTAACTCTTTCTTTTGCATACTGATGACATGCATTTAATGTATCAGTAGCAAGTGTTGATCCTGCACTACATAGTTCTTTATATGTTTTACCTGTAATAGAACTAAATTCTCTAATGGCTGAGGTTCTACCCACCATCTCAAATTGAAATTCTAGTACTCTAAATTTATCATTAGGGTTCAGTATAAATGATTCCCTTATAATTTGATCCTTAATAAGTGTTTTACCTGAGCCAGGTCTACCACCTATAACAGTTAATGTGTTCCACTCTAAACCATCAGTAGTTGCATCATTGAACTTAGGCCACGGTGTATATATAGATTTCTCTTCACCAGTTGATCTGGCGTACATATATTTTAATGCATCATTAAATGCAGCATATTGCCCAATCCATGACGGTTTATTTTTCATACAACGTTTTCTTTAAAGTGTTCTTCTTCTGTATCTATTCCATCAATAATCATATCACAGTAATCAGCAAGAGTAGAATGCTTTACTCTATGCTTATCTTGCTTTGATATAAAATACTGACTGGTTTGCATATACAGGTAATCTTTATCTCTATACTCATTAACATACATTCTAGTTGCTTTGATTATCTCATCCCAACTATAGTCATATGTTTCAAAGAACCATCTAAAGTTCTCACCTAATGCTTTGACATTATTTCNNGTATGAATCTTATCATTGAAGTTCTTACCCATAAGTTGTATGTCTGTTTTCTTTTTGGCTTTTACAAAATAATTATCTAGCCTTGCACAAAAAGCTTTTGCTTCTGGTGTCATTTTATAGAGGCCATCTAATTTTTCAAGCATGCCTATTTTTATTAAATCTTCTTTATCTTGAGCTCTAATCTTGGGCAATGAAACTCCTTGCTTGATCCCAAATAGGATCAGACATTGGTTGGGTGTCATCTTTCTCTTCAAGATTTGCTGGAACAGTTCCCACATATTCTATTAATTTTGCCATTAGTTTATCAAATGTTTCTATAATCTCTCTGTCCTTTGCAAAGAAAGCATTTTCCATCATTCTGCATGAGTTAATCACTGTTGCATGATTCTTACCTATGGATCTAGCTATGCTTGTTTTAGTATGACCATCTTGCCATGCTATATAACACATAGTTTGTATCCACTTTACATAATCTCTCTTCCTAAGCCTTGTGCCTGAAATCTTTTTTATGTATTTAAACTCTGGGTTGTTCTCATGTATAACTGCCAATGTAACCTTATGATACTCATCTATTGGTATCCGGTATCTTTCTTCTGAAGGAGTAAAAACATAGAGTGTTACTCCATGCTTTTTTCTAAAAGCTTTTTTAAATGCTTCTATCTCTTTTCTCTGTTCAACTTGTTGATTTTGAGACATTTATATTTTGGTTTTATAGTTTATAAATATAAGTAAATTTACCAGGTTATACAAGTCTTTTCTTGATTTTCTAACTCTTGATTTACTCTATTAAACACATCTTTACAGTCCCATTCACCACCTCTATAAGCTGCTGATGCTGGATGTGCTACTTTATACAATTTCTGTCTATTAAGCAATAATTCCCATGCTTCTGCTTTCTTACCCATAAGTATAGTAGGTATATCTTTATGGTGTCTATTTATGTTTTCAAATAAATACTGTGTAAATGGTTTCCATAATGCATAATGTGAACCTATACTATTAATCTCTACAGTAAATGCTGTGTTAATTAACAATACACCCTGGTTAGCCCAACGTCTTAGATCACATTCTTCTGGTGTATACATAACTCTACCTGTGTCAGTGTAATCACCAACGGTTTGTTTTAGTATATACTGTAAAGACTTTTCAGCTTTACCTTTTTTACTACAGCTAAATGCTATACCATCTGCAACTCCTAACTGTGGGTATGGATCTTGACCTATAATTATAACTTTAAGGTCATCATATGGGCATTCTACAAATGCATTATATATATCTTTAAACTTAGGTGTGAATCTTTTATCAGAGTTAACACACTCTACTAACTTATTTATGATGTAGTCAAATTCTAAACCATTAATGAATGGAGACAACATACGGTCCCATCCTGATGATTCTATCTTCTTAATTACATCTTCTCTTAATGATGCTATGTCAACTTCTAACGGTAATGTTTTCATAATGAATTATTTTTTTGTATTTTTGATTTATAAATCTTTATTATGGATAATAAAAAACAGTATATAACTTATGACACTTCTAAAAATATGAAGTGTGAGATCAATCCTGCATTTATTACAGGTCTTCAACAAATATATGGAAGATATATCAGTGCTATATATGAAACTCCTGAAAATATGGGTAACCTCATAAAAGATTTCAATGAAACCGTTATGGACCCAGAAGCTGCCAAGAAAAAAGGCAGAGAGTTTACTCCTGTTGAAAGTGAAATCTATACTTTATATAGCTTAATCCACATAATGAAGGGATATGCTAAGGAACAAAAGTTAGAAATCTTTAATGACCTTGATGTTACAGAAGAGCAATTTGGCTCTATGGTTAAAGAAGTAAGTGAAGAAGAGAAGGACCCAATAAAGATGCTTACTTTACTAGCTGAAAAGTTAGGTCAGGCATCATCTTAATTGCATCCCACTAAAGTCTCCTATTTCTAAGGCTGCTTGTATAGCAAGATTCAACTCTTCTTTATCACATTTTGCAAATGATTTGCAATATTCTTTATTATTCTTCATAAAGCATAGTCCTGCTTTTCTTTTAACTTGAAGCTTAACTTCTTCAAAGGTATAACCAAGCTCATTGGCTATCTCACGTATCATAGCATGCACTCTTGCTAACTGTGGGTTACTACCTTTACCATCTTGCACGCCAATAAATATCTCAACTCTAACACCATCTTTGTGTTCTTTAAAAAAGTTGTCATATTTAATTTGGAATGCTTTTATAGGGAAATGTAACTTTCCATCTTTTACTGTACCTTCTACAAACAATTGATCTCTCATGATGCAAGCCAAATCATTAACCATAGCATAATAACTATACCAAGTATACTTATGAATGCCATAATAGAATGACCTTCTACTTGTTCTTTCCTTCTCCCCTGTCTGTATTTGATATCTTCTTCTGTAACAGTAGGCTTTTTTAAATATTCCTTGCTGTTATTTATGAAATGTTTCATATATCTTTTTTTATTATATCTAATATTATATCTATAGATGCATCCAGGGACCTTTGGGAAGTCCCCGGTAATGTATCTACATTCATCAAACGTTCTACTACGTCTAATAATTTCTGTTTTATTTTGTCACTCATGACTCTCAAGTATAACTTCCTCTAAATCCTCATCAAACACCTCAATTATGTCAACATAACAAGGATTGCCTTTTTCATCAGGAAGTTCACACCATATATGATGTACCTCTATAGAGGGCCCATAGCCTGGTGTACCTGGATCTCCATTAGAATCATACCACTGGTCTGGTTCTCCTGGATCATAAGTATATTCTATCTCTAGATCAAGATCATTGTGTTTGTAATCATAAGTATACATCACAAAAATCTTTTTGTTCCTTCAACATATATATACTCTATACCACATGCTTCACACACTGCAGTATTTTCATTGCGTACTATTACTGGTGTATCACAATTACCACAATCTTCTTCTGGTACATGAACAAACTCTTCACATGACTGTCTAGCCATGTCTTGTACATATGCATCATGATCACCATTGTACTCATGCTCAACCATTTGCATGAAAATTTCTTTCATCTTTCCCATGGTTATAAGTGTTTAAATTGTGATCTCTTATGCTCAAGCATTTTCCTTACGGTTAACCTGTTAACTTTATTCTTGAATCTTGCCTGTCCTGTTCCTACGCCTACTATAAATGCAACATAGATTGCAATTCCTACAGTAGCTGCTACTGCTGTTGTAATAATAATTTCCATTGATTTATCTATTTAAAGGGTTATAACGTTGAATTTTTGTTTCATCAAATGATTTAAGGGCTGATGTGACCCAGTTTACATCCTGTGTATTTTTGTAACACAATATATGACATATTGCTGTCTCAGTTGGATTAAGTCTTAATAGTCTACCTATTCTTTGTGCTGTTTTCTTTTCATTACCATATGCATGCATAATAATTCCTTGTTTTAAATTAGGAATTGTAACACCTTCTGATAATTGTAACACGCAAGATAAGGTATGTATCCTACCATCTTCAAATAATTGTAAGTTTTCTTCAGACTTTGGATTATTTGAATGATAACTATACTTACTAATACGGTCTGCTTGCTTTTGAGTATTAGCAAACACAATACATTTATCTTCTATGTTCTTAAGCATAGACTTTACATAGTCTTCTTTTGTGTTATAGTCCATCAAGGCTCTCATTCTCATGATCCTTGCTAACTGTATTTGTTTAGGAGACTGTGCATCACGTATTCTACCATTGAAGTAATCATAATCTTTAGCTTCATTAGTATACCAAAAGCCACCATTTTTGTTTTTCTTTTTAACTGTGGGCAGTTTGGATAATTCTAACTCATGTATAATTATTCTATAATCATTCAATATATTAGTTGAGGTAGCATCATCTACACCAAAGCTGAATCTTATTGGGCAATACTTTTGTACCAGTCTGCCTTTTATAGATTGTTTATCTCTTGGTGGTGTACCTGTAAGACCAAGTATTTTACCAACAAACATATTTAAGAATGCTTCATGTGATGGTAATAATGAATGACATTCATCCAAATAAACTACATCATAGTCTAAAGGATGTTTCTTATTTAATGATAAGTATGTTACAAAGGTAACATGGTCAAGCATCTTATCTGCTTCCATCTTTCTAAATTCTTCAATCCAAGATTCTTTAACAGAATGCTTTGGCACTACAACTAAGTAGCTAACAAACGGGTTAAAGTTTAATATCATATGACGTATAGCAATTCTTGTTTTGCCTACACCCATAGATATACCTAAACCACATCTTTTATGCTGAGATGCTATAGATAGTGCATCTCTTTGTACTATTTCTCTGCTGTTTACTGGAACAGCCATCTGAATATTGTTTTCCATAAGGTTACTGTGATAACTATTATAGCCGTCCATGCAACTATAAAGGTGAATCTTGATTTTTTTTCTTTCATAATATTATTAAATAAGGTGGACCCTACAGGACTTGAACCTGTGACCTATCCGTTATGAGCGGAGTGCTCTGACCAACTGAGCTAAGAGTCCTGGTAGCCGGAGTGGGACTTGAACCCACACGGACAATACTGTCCAACAGATTTTAAGTCTGTCATGTCTACCAATTCCATCATCCGGCCATCTGTGATCCCACAAGGATTTGAACCTTGAACCTACAGCTTAGAAGGCTGTTGCTCTATCCAGTTGAGCTATGGGACCATAAAGTTATGATCTTGAGCCTGAAAATCCTAATTCATAGGATTCAGCTGGATGTTCTTCTATCCACATATGACAGTTTCTGCAAACTGGCATCCATGTAGATACTTCCAAGTGGTATACACCACGGCCATGTTTATGATGAACATCTGTAGCATGCAAAGAACACTTATGGATCTTTGCATGACAGATAGGATTGTCTTGTAAAAACTTCCTACGTTTTTTAGTGTAGTCAGCATTTATCTTAGACATTTTTTTAGATACTTTTTTGATGCTCATTTACAATAGTTAAATAGTTTTTAGGTAATAGACCTAATGACATAAATTTTAAAATAACATCCTCATAAGTTATACCTAACTCCTTGAAACTCATGGTGTTAGTATAATCATCTAAAGTCTCATCAGCAGGTATATTTGCTATATACTGTGCTAATGGTGAATGCTTGAATGTTTTGCTAAGATAAGCATTTACACGCTTATTGCAAATAGTTTGTTTCCAAGCATTGATCTCTCTTTGTCCACGCTTCCAAACCTTAGTTATTCTACGTTTTTTGTCCCAGTGTAGCTTCTTAACTTCTTCAGGTTTATAAACCTTGAGGCCATGAAGTACACGTTTAAACAAAAAATGTTGATACGGATTTAGTTTAGTGTAACTTAAAGAGTTTACTAATGATGGTGGATGAAGCTGATACTCAGCTAATATCCCATAGTAGTGGTAACGCTCTTCCCTTTTAGAAAGATTGTCTTTTTGTTGTTGTTCTAGTAGTATTTCTAGTTGTTCTTGAGATAGCATAATTGTTTTAGTTGTTATTGATTAGTAAAAGGGTTATCCTCAATTGAGAGGAAGGGAGTAGTCAGAGTAGATATAAATTAGGGTTGTATAAGAATTAATGAAAAAACTTATACAACCCCTCTTTATAAAAACAAATTATTAATAACTACATGTTATAGTTCAAAGGTTTCAGCCTCTTCTTCTACAACTTCTTCTACTTCATCAGTAACTTCTTCTGTCTCAGCAACTTCTTCAACCTCATCAGTTGTTTCAGTTTCTTCTATGCCAAACGCTTCAAGTGTTGTAGCACTCTTGATGCTACTTACAGTTGCAGTCCCGTTAGCCTCTTTAATGTCTTGACCATTAGTGTGAGCTAACAATACATCCTGAGCTGTTACATCAGCTGTAAAGAATGCTTTCCTATAAATAGGTTGACCATCAACACAGCATACTATACCTGTGTCTCCTGCATATTTATAATCTCTTTCAGGATCATTGCTATTGAATGGGTCTAACTGTTCTTTAATAACAATTTTACCAGCAATATCATCACCTGCTTTAAAATTTAATGATTGTAAATCATCTACTTTACCGTGTAGTAACGTTGATACATTAGATTTCTTTACCCAACCATTGTTACCAAATGTAACTCTGTCTTGTTGTAGTCTAACATAACCATAATCTGGATTGTTCTTTGATTGAATGATAACATTACCCATGTCATCAGCACATACATTGACTTTGCTTTGCATTTTCTTAAAATTTAAAAATTAATAATTGATTTATTGATGACTATACGTCATCTGAATGAAAATATGGGTCATCAAGCTTTTCATAAGCTTCTATCTCATCTAATGCAGGTTCATTTTCATGTATGAACTCTAGTTCATAGTCTATTACTACTGTTTTACCTGAGAAAGAATTATAAAAGGGATTAACCACTTCTTTTGTGTATGCTGAACTTAAGCCATTAAGATCCTTTACCTCATCATCAGTTAATGAAAGGTATTGCTCTACTGAGCATTCAATTATACGGCCATTTGGTAGTTGTACTATCATATCTTCTAACAAAGATAAAAATATTACTTACCCTGACTCACTAATTATAGGAAATTATAACCTAAATTCAAAAATAAATTGCATATATATAGCTATCACTTATATAATAACTAGTTTGCCATTTACTCTTTTTATGTATTTATGCTGTCTCAGCTCTTTTAAAAGCTTAAAAATGTACCTCTGTGATACATCCATTGAGTCAGCAAGTGTTGAAGCAGAAGGATATGCTTCACGGTTTTTATCAGCATAACATGCTATAAGGCTATATAAACCTTTAGCTTGTATACTCAAACATGGATCTGATAAGACTTTATATTTGACAATGCCAAACCTAGTCTCTGAATTCTTTAACATGATCTTTTAGCAGGATGAGCATAGCCATAGCAGTATCAAGTTCTTTACCTAACACTGGATCATTCAAACTAAACTTATCATTCATGTATTTACCAAATGGTATACTATTACCATCAGCATACTTTAATGCTTCATTCATTTGAGACCATGACTTTTGCTCTCCTTGGACTAATTCTATGGATAATTTAGGCATCTTCTGCAAAATTTTCATCAGTTGTTGGGTCAATATAGACTTCAGTGTCTAAGATATCAAAATATTTTATATCTGACTCATTAACTTTAGTTAATTCTAACGGACTTACCTGGCTTTCCTTCATCTTTACCTTCTTATCCTCATCATGATAGAACATTTCTACCTTGATATTACTATAGAATGGGTTGAAAGGTTCATTACCCCATGAAGAATCACCTATAACCTTAGCATATACTCTACCATTACCAGGACTTAATCCTAAATCTTCAAGTATATCCCATTCAAATTCAGATCCTGCATGATAGCTTAACGGTTCTAAGGTTACATAATCACCAACTTTAACTGGTTGATACAACTCTTCTGTTAAACTAAGATGCAATATAATTTCTTTAGCATGATCAGGTAATTCCCTCATCAATATGTTAAAGATATGCTTACTGTTTACTGGACCTTTAGGAAATAACACATTCTTTAGTATGTTTTCTACTATGTCCTCATTGATTTTAAATTTATTTGCCATAATTTCTTAATTGATTTTAAATTGATTAACTGCATAGGTAAGGAAGGGAGCAGTGTGAGTTCATATGAATAGTAAATCCACCTAAACAATTATGTAAAAAGGTTTCATTACTATTCATACTCTCTGGTTACCACTTACCAAAAAACATTCAAGGCCTAACTACAGTAGTAATTATATACTATAACTAACTACTGGTACTGTTTGTATGAACAACTGTTCATCTTTTAGAGGTAAACTCTATACTTACAAACGGTATAAGCAATAACCAAGATATCTTATCAGGATTCTCATGTGGGTCTACGCCAAATGCAAATCCAAATATAGGAACTATATCTATAGTAGCTTTAGGTAACATCTTAACCTTGGACATAAACACTAAATACATTACTGCATTAGCTATTAGTGCTGCACCAATAAGAGTTATACCTACAAGCAAGCCTGTACTTACTTCAAATTTATTTAATATAAAGTAGGAACTAACTATAAAAGCTATAGGTAGTATCACTACATAAATGATTTTAATTAATGATCTAAAAATGTTTTGCATAATATTAAAGTTGTATGACTGAATCACCATTAGCAATTAAGTCTGATTTATTTTCTTGATTATATCTATAGTCAGCATCATAATAACTAACCTGACTAAAGCCTAAGTAATAAGCTGTAGTATATATATAATAATCTGGATTACTATTTGTTGAATCTAATGCCCAGTCTTCCCATTCAGTTTGGGTTATACTAGACGGATTAGTTGCTAACCAATTAGGTATATACACTGGCATATCAAAGCTATCCCAAGCAGAATACCTATAAGTAACAGTTGTTATATTGGTAGCAGGATCATATACATATGAATCAGTTATCATAGTATAGATAGTTAATGTATCAGATGGTGGTTGTACCTCTATATCAAAAGGCTCCTTCTCACATGACGTTATGCCAACTATGAGAAGGAATATTGATATGTACCTTAACATCTAGTATACTTTTGTTTTTTTGCATTCCAGCATTTAGCCGGTTTCATCTTCTTCTTAGATGTTTTACAATAAGATCTAGAAGAGCTGCATGATTGTACGATTGGACCTGCTATAAATAGCATGATCATAAAATAAATGATTCTTTTCATAATGTTTAATTGTTAAGTGGTTAATGTAAAGATTGTTAAACTTCTATCCCTTGTGGATAGAGTAATGAGTTAATACGTTCTATTGCTTGCTCTTTAGTATCATATCTTTCAACATCTTCAAACAATGTATCCCAAGAATAGATTTCCCATTGATTCATTGTATAATACACTGGTGCTACCATTGAAATCTTTCCTTTACTTGATTCATATATTGTATTTTCCATAATATTTAATTTAAGTTAGTTATATTTTAATATTCCGGGTACTATGTCTATTATCCTATAGATAGAGAGACATAATAATATATAAGCTAACCCATAACCTGTAGTCTTATTGGTATTGTTGATCCACATTCCTCTAGTTATGGTAATGTTAGCTATATTAATATATTAATGTGATATAAAAGTAATGTTAGTGGTAAAAGGTGGTATTTTGTGGGTATATGACCTCACATTTATAATGCTATACACATTTAAATAAAAAAAACAACTACAAATCTAACACAATTGCTAGATCTGTAGTGTCTTTCCCTTTTACAAGCTGGTTTACACAGCTTCTATCCAAAACATACCTGTTTCTTCTCCTGTAGTAAGATTTATTACAGGATTATCAGACAATTTAAAACCTTTCATCTCATCACCTCTGTTAAGTTTAGCACTTAACTGTTTGATAGTTGGATGATCAGCACGCATTACCTTACCTGTCTCAGGATCTACTAGGCTTAATACGCCAAATGTAATGTTTGTCTGTGTTCTTGTTGCTACATTAACACCGGCTAATGTAGTTTGCTTTTGTATCAATGGTATATCAGATGCAATAATGGTTGCACTACCTGTTGTTTCATTGATGTTAAGCTTTCTAAAATAAACTGAATTTGTTTCCATAATAAAATTTAAATAATTAATAATTAATATAAGTCCATGAAAAGGAAGGGAGCAGTCCCAGTAGTATGACCAGTCACAGAATGTATAACCAGTCACAATACAAATTTTAAACAGTTATCCGTAGGACTTCCTCTCGTAGGTATATTAAGCAGTAGCCACGGCTGGCCTTGCTCCCCCAGGATAACTGACAATGTAAAGGAGGGGAGCAGTTAAAGAAAAGTATGTATGACCAGTAGCAGAGAAAGTAAAAAAAACAGAGTGTGCTGTTACACACACCCTGCTGTTCTTGTAGTTACTCAGTTGCACTCTTTCCGTCAAGTCAGAGTGGAGAGCTTAGTAAGTGGTACAAGTTTGTTCTTAGGCTTGTTCAACCCAGAACAGGTTTTCATTCTCCTCACCAGTCTGTAGGTTTACAACCTTTTGTTCAGACAGTTTAAAGTTTGGTAGTTCATCACCCACGTTTAACTTAGCACCAAGTGCCTTGATTGTAGGGTGGTCAGCTCTCATCACCTGATTGGTTTCAGGGTCTATTAGACTAAGAACACCAAAGGAGATGTTTCCTTGAGTTCTTGTTCCAACAGGTAGACCTGCAAGAGTTGTTTGTTTCTGTGACATTGGAGCAGAACTCACAATGATTGTTGCTGAGCCAGTAGACTCATTGATGTTTAGTTTTCTAAAGTAAACCATTTGTAAAAGTATTAAGATAATAATTAGTGTGGACCATTACGGGGGGTGCCCCAACCACAAGTGACAGGCGGGGAGCAGTTATATATAACCTTTTGCTTATGCCAAACACACAATTTTGCCAGGACGGGAGGGGGGTCTGAAAACTTTTTTACAGTAGTGGGGGACATGTTATGGGTTAAAAATTTTTACAATTTGGGGAAATTCAGTATATTGTTCTTATAGGTACAGTATAACTTAAATAATAGAATATGGCTAAATGGGATGACAATCACGGAGAAGATAATGGACTTACTGAGATAGAACAAATGCAACTAGATCAGATACTACTAGAGACTGCATATGAGAATTCCTATTTAGTATTGACTAATCAAATAACCTTTGAAGAGTTAATGATACAAAAATTTAAAGTAGGACATGAGGCTGTACTAGCTTTTGATCCTGATGACGGTCCACAATTAAGTGAGTTTGAGAATATGCTTACCTTTTATATTGAGTTAGAAGAGTATGAGAGATGTGCTAAGCTTAGAGATATAATGCATAAGGCGTATCCGGAAACCGTAAATGAATAAAATATGGCACTTAAAAAAGCAAAAAAAGGAAAAAGCACGGTAAATAGTTCTGGTAACTATACTAAACCAACAATGCGTAAAAGATTATTTAATCAAATCAAAGCTGGAAGCAAAGGTGGAAGACCAGGACAATGGTCAGCACGTAAAGCTCAACTGCTTGCTAAAAAGTATAAAGCTGCTGGTGGAGGTTATAAAGGAAAGAAAAAGTAATGCGTAAAAAGATATTATCAATATTTTTTGTAATTGTTCTTCTTACTTCATGTGGTTCATCAAAACCGTCATGGGAAAGAGATAAATGCTGCAAAGAGGCAAGAGTTACTCAAAATGATAAGTCTATAATGGGAGTATTATTTTCCGGATTAGTATTATTTACTTTATACACATTTACAACAAGGTAATGGGAAAGACAAAACAACAAAAGAGTCTAGATAGATGGACTAAACAGAAGTGGAGAACTCCTTCAGGCAAGAAAAGCTCTGAGACAGGAGAAGTATATGCTCCATCTAAGACCATCAAAAAGCTTAAGAGTACCAAGAAAGGTAGAGCTAAGCTTGCAGCTGCTAATAAAAAGAAGCGTGCTGCAACTAGAAAAGGCAAACAGCATGCATCTCACGGACTGCATAAAGGTAAAAAAAGATAGTTATGGCAAAGAAGAAAGATCCAAGATTGGCAAGAGCAGGTGTATCAGGTTACAATAAACCAAAGCGTACCCCTAACCATAAAACTAAATCACATGTGGTAGTAGCTAAGGTGGGAGATAAAGTAAAGACTATACGTTTTGGTCAGCAAGGTGTAAAGGGTGCAGGTAAAAATCCTAAGTCAGCTAAAGATAAAGCTAGAAAAAAGTCATATTATGCTAGACATAATGCTCAGGACTCAAAGCCATCTAAATTATCAGCAAGATATTGGTCACACAAGGTAAAATGGTAGATTATGACAGAGGCAGACTTAATAGAATTGGGATTTGTAAAACAAATACAGGATGATTGTTGTACTCCTGAAAAGTACACTTTCTATAAAGTGGTAGGAAATAGTTCTCCTTTTATTACACCAGATAGCAGTACTATAACTGGTGATAACTGGCCAGTAGAAAATTTTGCAATAGACTTTAAGACATATATTAAATCGGATTTAGTTGATATGATAACACTAATGGAAAATAATCCATTAATTCCTCCGTCCTAATAAAAAAAAGCCATTAAACTTTTGAAATTTAAACTATTTATATATATTTGTCAATATGTTTAATTTTAAAAACCAAATAAAATGGCAGACGTTAAAAATTTAAATCCAGATTTACAGGATAAGAGTCCTCAGTTAACTAAAGAAGAGTTAACTGCAAGAAGGGAGGAAATTACACAATTTTATAAAGATAATATTCCTCATCTAACTGTTCAAGCAGAGTATGAAGCATTACTTGCAGAGATAGATAAGTCAAGAGCAGAAAGATTGCAAGCTCAATTATTCTTAGCACAAGCAGCAGCAGCACAAAAAGAAAACGCAGAAGGACCAAGCAGTGAAGAAAAAGCTTTTAAAGAAGCTATGGAAAATGCGGCAGCTAATGTAGAGTAATATGAGAGTCTTAAAAAAAGGTGATAGAGGTGAAGATGTACAAACTCTACAGCAAAATTTATTAATAGATAATGATGGAGTATTTGGTGCAGTAACTGAAAAACATGTTATTAGATTTCAGTTGATGCATAACTTAACTCCTGATGGTATAGTAGGTTCAGAAACTTGGGCTTTACTGTTACAGTTACCTAATGCAATAACTCAAGCTATAGATGAAGATACAGATACTAATGGTCAGTATTTTACTACACCATATGATCAAATAATACATAAACATTATTTACCTAGAGGTGAATACATAGAGGGACCTATAACAAATGACTATATATTTTTACATCATACTGCTGGTAATGCAAATCCATATAGGTGCATTGATCACTGGGGTAGAGATTCCAGAGGGCGTGTAGCTACAGAATTTGTATTAGGTGGAATTAACCATAGAAATGGAAATGATGATTACAATGGTGTAATGGTTCAAGCTTTTCCAACAGGATGTCAAGGATGGCATTTAGGTAAAACTAAATCAGGTTATATGAACCGTCATTCTGTAGGAATAGAGATATGCAATATGGGATATCTTGATAGCAAAACAATGAAGACCTATGTTGGATCTGTTTGCAGAGAAGATCAAGTATGTGAATTACCAGAACATTTTAAGGGTAAAATGCACTGGCATAATTACTCAGAAGAACAAATCAAAGAAACTGAAAAGTGGATTAGATGGGTTGGTGAAAGAGATGGTATAGACATTAGACTTGGTTTAAAACAATGGATTAAAAAATATGGACCTACAAAAGCATTTGATTTTCAAATGGATGNNGGAAAAGTTAAAGGTTTATTAGTCCATGGAAATGTTAGAACTGGAAAGTCAGATATATATCCGCATCCAGATATGGTAGATATGATAATGAGTTTATAATATGGCAATAGTAAAAAAAGTAGATTTAAAGTTAAAAGTAAATATCAATGAATCAATAAAGTATCAAATACTTACATATTGTTTCTTTAATGACATACCTGTTACTAATTCTGATTTAAAGTTTTTGTGTGAACTTTCTAAAGCAGGAGAGGTTGAGCTTACTTTTTTCTGCCTTCATTTGACTGATATGGAAATTTTTAAAAGCCCTCAGTCTGCTAGGAATGCAATAAGTAAAGCAGAAAAAAAAGGATTGCTAAGTAAAAAAGGTAATAATAAAAAAACTATAACTGTAGAATCTAAGATAAATATCCAAACAGAAGGATTAGTGTTACTTGACTATAAAATTTTAGGAAATGCATCCCAAGTCACACAAGGAGTTTAGAAATGAAATAGCAGAGATTGCTGAAGTGCATCCTCAAGTTGTAGAAGATTTTATTACTTTTTATTATGCAAAGGTTAGAAAGAAATTATCTGAATTAAGTTTTCCTAGAGTTTATGTAGAAGGATTAGGAACATTTGAGTTAAGAAAAGCTAAGCTAGAAAAAGCAATTAAAAAGAATAAAAGTTTGTTAGGCAATATAGCTAAAAGAACTTATAATGGATATGCAAAAAGTGAAGATATTAAAACTAATATAATTCAAATGGAAGCTGCATTAGAACAGATACATAAGGATCTATTAGAAAAGAAAAGTTTTAAAAATGAAAAATAACTGGAAAAAACTATTGGATGTATTTAGAAATGCAGATAAGATAGCAGATGGTATTGCAAATACAATCTTTAAAAAAGAACATGTAGAAGCAGTAGCAAATGAAAGATTCAGTGTGTGCATAAAGTGTAATTTATTTGATGCTAAAGGTGACAATTGTATGGCTCCTGGAACACAACCATGCTGTTCAGATTGTGGATGTAGTCTAGCATTTAAAACTAGATCTTTATCATCTGAATGTCCAAAAGGTTATTGGGATGCATTAGTAACTGAAGATCAAGAAGATATTATTAATAAACAAATAGAAAATGATAATTAATTATTATACAAACGGAAACGTAACAACGGTAGAAACTAACACAGCACATAGCTGGTGGTATACCACAATAACATTATAATTATGGCAATTATATTTAAAGAAGAAGGTCACATATATGAAAGCAATGATCAAGATAAGATTAATTGGTGTAGTGTTACTTCTTTTATTGGAAAATTTAAACCAAAGTTTGACAGAGAAGGTCAAGCAGCTAAATCATCTAAAAATAAAAGATCTAAATGGTATGGTATGACTCCTAAAGAAATACTAGCAGCATGGGATGGAGAAACAGAAAGAGCTATAAAACTAGGAAACTTTTATCATAATCAGAGAGAAGCTGACATACTTGAATTTGAAACAATACAAAAGTATGGGACGGAAGTTCCCATCATTAAACCTATTATTGATGAGTTAGGAACTAAAATTGCACCAGAACAGAAGTTAGAAGATGGTGTTTATCCTGAACATTTAGTATATCTAAAGTCTGCTGGTTTATGTGGACAAGCTGATTTAGTAGAGATTGTAAATGGGTATATAAATATTACAGATTACAAAACTAATAAAGAAATTAAAACAAAAGGATTTACTAATTGGGAAGGTATAACAAGTAAAATGTTTAGGCCAGTAAATCATTTAGATGATTGCAATCTTAATCATTATAACTTACAATTGAGTATTTATGCGTATATTATTAAAAAGCACAACCCTAAATTAAAGATAGGTAAATTAATTGTGCAACATGTAAAATTTAAGCAAATAGGTACAGACAAAAACGGATATCCAATAAATGAACACGTTAATGGAGAGCCTGTTTTAGAAGGAATAAAAATGTATGAACTCCCATATTTAAAAGATGAAGTTAGATCTTTAGTAATGTGGTTAAAAGAAAACCAATGAGATATAAAGAATTTATAGTAGCAATAGCTATACAGTCAAAGCATTCTAAGGTACCAACTGACTTTAGATTTGAGAATACAAAAATCATGATTGATTTAGATCAAGTTGTTTGGTGTAAACAATACTTTCATGAAGCAACAGATATGTTTAAGGATGATTACACAGATGTATTTATTAAAGGTCAAACTGAAGCAATAACATTACAGGTTAATTATAGTGATTTTAAAAAACTTCTTAAAAGCAAAAAGGTATGATAGTAAAATTATTTGATATACAGAACAGTAAGTTAGTTTTAACAGAGCATTGTTATGCACTACCTTTTTTAAAAAAAATAATGGAAGAATATCCTGACACTCATATGCAAGTATATCAATATATATTTTATTTATCTTGTCCTGATCCAGATTTAAATCCTTTTTTTAATTTACCTGAACATGAAAAAGAAGATATAATCATAGAAGAAATAGAGTTAGAAGAATCACCAGAGGATGGTAAAATAAGATATGCTTTAGATATGTGTAAAAAGATGTATGAAACACCAACTTACAGAGCATATGTAGGTATTAAAGCAATGTTAGATAGATTGGCTAAATATATGGAAGTAACTCCAATAGAACACGGTAGAGACGGTAATATGAACTCAATGATTAATGCTGCTGCCAAATTTGAAAACATTAGACAATCATATAAAGGTGCATATACAGATATGAAACAAGAACAAGAAAGCTCTGTACGTGGTGGTGCAGGTTTAGCTTATGACCAATTATAAATTTAAAATCAATATTATGAACAAAAAACAAAAAAGAGAAAGAGCAGAAAAGTGGTTTGCTGCTCACGGTATCAATCCCAATACACCAGATTCTGATGGTAACCAAAGAGTACTAGACATGCGTCCTGCTCTAGGTTTTACAAATGATACAGATGGTGTTATTAGTCATCCTTGTACAATTACTGTAGAAGGATTTTTATTTTACGCTCATGTAACTGTAGAGTTTAATGATGGCACAAAGTCTTATGAATTCCAAGGTGGATCAGGAGGAGTTGGTGTAGGTGATCTTACATGTGAAGGTGTTATCTACTATGGTAATCAAGACACGTTACTAAAGGCTACAACATTTGGTGTTGCATTTGGTGCAGAAGATGGTGGTGTATGTCAAGTAACTTGGGGTACAAGTGGTAATGCTACAGCTGCTGGAGTAGGTGAAGGTTTAGGTGCATTTGGTGGTAGTGGATCTTGGTAAAATTATATAATATGAAACAGATAGTAATTCCAGTAGGTAAAAGACTACTAATTAAAAGAAAGGCAGCTGAAACTAAAACAGCATCAGGAATAATAATTCCAGACAATGCTAAAGAAAAACCACAAAAGGCTACAGTTGTAGCAGTAGGAATTGGAACTAAAGATAATCCAATGACAGTCAAAGTTGGTGATACAGTACTTTATGGAAAATACTCAGGTACTGAATTAAAATTTGAAGGAAAAGACTATTTAATAATGTCAGAAAAAGATATTCTGGCAATCGTTTAATATAAAAA